TTATATAAATTTTACTTGTTGTTCTAATTCACCACCTTTAGCTTGACTGAATAGTGCCCCTAGTTTAGTTATTATACTCATTCTACCTTTTGAATTAGAACTCATTTTTTTAGATATAATCCCCATATTTTGATATAGAAATGTTTCATATTTAGCTTGATACACATTATTAGCTTTTAACACATCAATACAAAATAACCCGCAGTTAGCTGTTAAGAAATTATATTCAAAAAATTGCTTATCACCTATCATTAATCTAGTACGTTCTAGCATTTCATTAAAATTAAATTCTTGACCATTTAAATCAATATTCAATATCTGCATATTTGGCTTTTGCTTCCACATTTCAATATTTATAGTATCATTTTTTTCTACTAATAGAGTTTGTACAATTCCTTGATAATCTAAAACTTCAACTTTTAGAGATATATGATAGAATTTATCAATACCATTTTGTTGCATAATTTTCTGCAATTCAAAAGCAGATAGAAAATTAGCAAGTTTCATAACATAAGGATTTACAGGTTCCTTTTCAACTGCTAGTTGAATAACTTTTAATTGTCCGTATCTAGAAATATATTTTTTAGCACTAGTAGTAAATTTATCTAATGAAGGAATATTTTGAGCAATTGTTGATGTTGGATTACTTACTAAACCAACTATAGTGTTTTTAATCTTATTGAAAATATCACGAATTCCCCCACCTTCTAGTATATCAGTATTCGCCATTATGATTATTATTTATGATTGTTTTATTATCTTATAATAATATAATAAAATATTATAATTGATTAGAATGAGTTTAACAACTATTAAACCAACTAAAAAGTCTAAAGATATAGTACAAATAGCAACAGGTTCTCGTGATGTCTATCTGGATAATAACGAAAACAACACAAATGAAACAATTATAAAAGGCAAAGACTTTTTACCATTTTTTGATATGAAACAAAATACTGGTGGAATCAGGTGTTTATTGAGCGGGTCTACGGGCTCAGGTAAAAGTTTTATGGCTGAAAAGATAATAGAATGTATAAAACCTAGTGTAATTTATATATTTTCTAGTATAGATGATGGAGATTATAGCAAATTCAAAAATGTTCAAAGAATTGATTTAATTGATTTGATGGATAGAAACGGTTTAGACATTCATCAAATATATGAGTTCATGGAACCTAATTGTTGCGCGGTCTTCGATGATATTATGAGCTTTGGGGCTAAAATGTCTAAACCTTATTTAGAACTTCGTCTTATTATGCTTCAGAAATCACGTCATAAAGGTCAATCAGTGTTAGTTGTTGAGCAAACTGCGCAGTCAGGCAATGCTAAAGGTTCTAGAGAGGTTTTACTCAACTGTCAATATTTCTATTGTTTCCCTAAAAACAATTTCCGAGCATTTAATAATCTTGCAACCCAATATTTAGGTTTAGATAAAGCACAAATTGAAAAAATGAAAAATTTGAAATCTAGATACGTGATGATAAATAAAAATTACCCATCATATTATATTTCTTCTAGCGAAATAGGAATGTGTTAATAAAAACTTATAATAAATATTTTTTTAATATTTTTATCTTTTATTATAATAACTATAATAGAGTAATAATAGAATAATAATAAATCAACTTATAAATGGCTTCAGGTATTGATGATAGTGCACAGACATTATATTACAGTAATATTAACTATAATGCGACAAATGCACCAATTTCTAGTTATGTTATGAATAATTTGCAATCTAGATATTTATTAAATCAAACAAATTACCAAGTAGCAATAAACAAACTTAAAATATCAAGTTTACAGGGTGTAAAAATTGCTAGTTTTCCATATAATCAGTGGGAATTAGGGCTAAAAATTAGTGATGCTGGAGGAGTTGCACATTATGCTTCTGGTATAGTATCTATGCCGAACATTTCAAAAACTACGGACTATTATGAATATGTAAGTTCTATTAATACCACGACGTATACTATTGAAACTTATAGGAATGATATTGTAGCAGGAACAACTACTTTATTTTTTTCATTCCTACCTGAATATATAGACCAGCCAGTATACGCAAATTTTGCATTTTATGATACAACAAGTGGTAATTATTGGCTTACTGATTTTACTAATATTTATGTATATGGAGCTACTGGAGCATTAATAAGTCAAAAGCCATTAACAAATATTGTGTATAGCTATTTTGATGGTGCCGGCAATTTACTTGTTTGTGAATCTTATAAAGGCTCACCAGATTTTAACCAAGTATTGGTTTATAATTTACAAGGTTCTACAATTACAGCAGTTGGTGCCGTTCGAACAAATCACGCGGGAACCTCTCTAACAAATGTTCAGTGTTGCGCAAGTGATGGAACTACAATAATTATTGGTTGGGGTGGTTCTAAAATAACACTAGCAAATGCTGTGAGTTATGCTACTACGCAGGATTTAGTTCTTTCAGGTGTTAATAATATTCAATCAGTTATTATTGATACAGCAAATAACTCTTTCGTTGTTCTAGATAATAAGTGGAATGCCGATATTTTCGTTAATACTAATAATGCTTCATACCCTATTAATTTAATTAATTTGTCTTCTGGGCAGACAGTAATTCAAACCTCACAAAATTATAATAGTTTAGCTAGTTCAGCAGTTAGTGGGGATTATCAATTTGTTTCAATTGGTGTAGCTGGAACGCCACTTTATCAAACTAGCTATGCCTCTGTTCCTCTTGGTTCACTTTTGCCTGCTACACCATACACGGCAGGATTTGCCACAGGAACACAACCAGTATTTATTTGTACTTGGCAAAATTACGCAGTTTCACAGTCGGCGATTTCAATTATAGGAGTCGCAACAGAGTATAGTATGGCTGGTAATGACACTCAAATTGTTTGCTTAGTCAATAATGTTTGGACACCAGTTTTTACTTTTGTAGGTACTGGCGCCGCTGGTATTATCCCTTATCAAGTAAGTGTAAATTATAATACAGGCGACGTGTGGATAAATAACCAAAGCAATTTATTTAAATCAAGCCAACCCCCAGTATTAGATGGTTCTGGGCTATTAGATTTTACGGGTATAACATTTATTCAAATAGATAATATTTTAATAAATAATGTAGAATTTGCAGATGTTGCCAGTATTGCGTGGAGTTCTTATATTCCAAATACATGCTATTGTATAAGCACAAGCAACACAATAATTTACAAGGGATATTATAATGCAGTTGGAAATTTAATTATATTAGGTGAGTATGCGTGGAGCGATACTATACCCTTTTACAATTATTTATGTATTCAGCCTAAAACAGCCTACGCAACAGGAACACAAGCATTTGACATTTATCAATATCAATTATCAACTGGTACACTTGCTAATACAGTTGCATCACCTAATATTATATATTCAAATCTTGCTAAGAGTTTTCAATTAAGTTCTCTATTAGCTGGAAATTTGACAGGGCGAACCGTAGACACTTATAATATTAAAACTCTAGCTAGTACAGGAACATTAAGTCTAGCCCTTAATAATTTCACTAATATTTCAAATTATACATCTAGCACAGTCATTCCCCCAAGTGCTTCAGCATTAGCAGTATATGATATGGCAACATTTATAACAGCCCTAAATAATTGTTTAGCTGATTTATATGCAACTTTATCAGCAGAAATACAAAATATTCAAGTAGCAACTGCCCCCTATTATGTACTAGACTATAACACAAAACTACTCACTTTAAATTATGACCCTAAGTATGCTATAACCCAAAACGGCATATATATCAATAGTGCTGCTCTTGTGTATGCCTTATTCCCAACAGTTGCGGGTGATGGTGATTTATCAGCATTAAGTAGATATTTATTACCTACTAGTGGCGAAATTATACAATCAAAAAACACTTTCTATTTACTTAATAGAGTTGATAAGCTAATTATAGTTACAAATATGAGCTTATTAACTGATTACACAGGGTTAGATAAGCAATTAACAACTTTCACTGATTTGGATTTTGATACAACACAAACGGGATTTTTCAATATGGATAGTGATTTTATATATAATGCAATTCTACTACGAAAATATGATATGATGAGCAACCAAACACTCCGTTCTATCTCTTATCAATTATATATTCAATATCTTGATGGCGAGCAGATTGAGTACCAAGTACCAGTAGGTCAAAATGTTTCAATCAAATTCGAGTTCACAAGACTATATTGATTGAGAAAATAGGAAAAAGGGGCGGAAAATGATTATTATTTACGGTTTTTTACGGTTTTTAAATAATAAATTCAAATTTAAACAATATAAAGACGTTCTAACATAACTAATTATAAAATGCCAGATTATCAACAGGGGAAGATTTATAAAATTGTTAGTGATTTAACTGATAAAATATATATTGGTTCGACTACTCAACCATTATGTAAAAGACTAATTGACCATAACTCAGGGTATAAATCCTTTCTATTAAAAAAAAGTAATTATATATCTAGTTATGATTTATGTATTCTAGGCGATATTAGAATAATATTGATTGAAGAATTCCCTTGTGATAATCTTAATCAATTAAAAGCAAGGGAAAGACACCATATAGAACTAAATAAACTTTTACTAGTTAATAGAAATATTCCAACACGTACTAAAGCAGAATCTGATAAAGCCTATAATGAAAAGAATAAAGAACAAATATCAGAGCAAAGCAAAGAATATTATCAAGCCAATAAAGAAAAATTACTTACAAAGGCTACAGAATACCGAGAAAATAATAAAAAGAAAGTTAGTGATTGTAAAAAGGACTGGTATAACCGCAATAAAGAAAAAGTCCTAGCCCAAAGAGCGGAATTCAGAAAACTCAACCCAGACGCAAATAAAATTTATTATCAAGCAAATAAAGAATCTCTTTTATCCAAGAGAATTCAGAAAATAGAAAATTTAAAATCTCTCTAGCAGAACAAGTTTTTTAAAACTTTAAAAAGTTTAAAATAATTAATTCTATCAATCAAGATTAATTTAATTTATTTTATTAATTTTTTTATCTTTTATAATAATAAGTAAATAAATAATTCTTTTCATAATCAATAATGTCTCTTAAAAACGAGGTTGCTTTAGATACTCGGCTTGTTGTTGGTGATGCTACACAGGTAATCGTTGAGGGTGCCAGCCAAAACTTACCCCGCCAAATTGCCGCTACTCAAGTGTCAAGTTCCGTTATTTCTTTTAATAATATCCTTTCTATAGGTGAAAATGTACTAATTGACACTAATTGGTTTGTTGAATATCAGGTTGCAGTCACATTCAATAATTCTCTAACAAATATAAATGGACACGGTCTTGTGCTTCCTAACGTTCTTGCAAACGGTTCAGGGCTTGCTCCTTTATATACTGCAAGCGGCGCAAACCAGCCAAACGTAGCTTTTGCCCAGTATCCTTTATCTAGGATTACCAATAGCATTTCCTTGCAATTCAATAACGTAGAGACCACAAATAACGAGTCAATTCTGATTAATACAGCCCGTGAGTTTATTCTTGATTTTCATAAACGCAACGACCTTGCCAGCACTTGCCCTAGTCAACTATACGTTTCACCCAATACTCCAGACCAAGTGGAGGCTTTAGTTCCAGAACAACCTACATCTCCTTACTGGGCATGCCGTGGTAAATCACGCGCATCTATTATTTGTGATAGTGTAGTTGCTTTAGGTGCTAATTTGTTCACGGCCACGTACACGCTACGCGAACCTCTTTTTATCTCCCCTCTTTCTCTCAACAATCAGGCTGCCCTTGCTAATATCCAATCTATCAATTTACGCATTAATCTTGATAGTTCCAACGGTCTACAGGGTATGCTTCAAGTTCCTACTATTGCTGGACAAGCTCCCCCTACTACTGCTCAACTATATTGTAATATTGTGTCTGCTAGTATTTATCTTGATTATCTAACAGTTGATGTTGCTAAAACTGGCGCGCTTCCTAGAATTGCCTATTATAATTTTGAGTTCCCTGAATTCAATCAGACCCCCTTCACAAAGCTTGTTAATACTATTGGTGCTGTTCAAACATTTCCATCAACTTCTACTAACTCCTACAAATTAACCACTATGCCTAAATTTTACTACTGCAAAGTTTCCCCTCAGGTCAACGGGCTTTCTTGTGCTAATAATATGTGCGGGCTTCCTATTACGCAAATGACTATTCAATTTGGTTCTTTTGGTCTATACACCTTTGTGCGTGAACAACTTTGGCAATGCTTCAAGAAGAACACCGGATTTCTTGATATGTCTTATAACCAGTGGGTTGCCCTTGGTACTCCTATTGTTCTACAACCTGCCGTTGATATTACTAGCGCTAACGAAATCTTCGTAGGCAAAATGGGGGATTCTGGCATTATGTTTCAGAACTCAATCCAGTGCACTAATGAAAATTATGCAAATTCAGGACTAACCAATTACACTGATATTGGCGCACCTGTTAGTGCTTGGTATATATATGAGGTTTTCGTTAATTCTGGTTCTTGCCAGATTGGCGAGGGAACGTGCGTGTTTAAGAATAGCACTATGAGTGAAAATGAATTTGTTGCTGCTAGCCAAGATGACCTAGTAAGCGCTGATGCTGTCAAGGCATCTCAAGGCGCAGAGGGCGGTTCTTTCCTATCTTCTCTCAAGGGTGTTATTCACAGTGCCCGCCACGTTGTGCGAACTGGTGCCCGTGCTCTTCAGCATCCTATGGTTCAGGCTGGTCTTTCTGCACTTTCTGGTGGTTCTATCAGACACGGACGTGGACGCCCCCGTAAGTAAATATACAACATTATAAATTATAAATAAATTTATATAAATATATTTTTTTCAATTTTTTTCTTTGTTTAAATTAATATATAAATACTATAAATAATTGTTTCTAGAATGATGCAATACAAAGATGTTGTTCGTGAAATGTTTGCTAGACATAAGGGAAAACCCGCTAAAGAAGTCATGAGAATGGCGGCGGCCGAATGGCAAGCAATTAAAGCAGGCAAAAAACCAGCAAAAGGACGCAAAACACGTGGTGGTGCTATTGACCCCTTAGCAATTGCTAGTGGTGTTTCTAGCGCTCTACCTGTTGTAGGTGATTTAGTATCTGGAATTAGTGATTTATTTTCAGGTAAACCAGACCCTGATAAACAACTAGCCCGTGATTATGCTCTACGTGAATATAACCGTGTTAATGGTACACGTTATGGTGTCGAGGGTACACACTGGAATGTGCCATATGGCGCAGGACTCAGGAGAAAAGCACGCGGTGGTGCCGTTTCTGCTGGTGATTTAAATGGATATAGAACTTTAGGCGGATATGTCAGTGGTGGCGCCGTTTCTGCTGGTAATGTTGCTAAAGTAGGTAAATTAGCATCAGGACTACGTGGAATGGGTGGAAGTGGAGGTTATAGAGCACTTGGGAGTATGAACCGCGGCGGCTCTGTTAGTGGTGGAGCTGCAAGTGGTGGCGCTGTGAGTGCTGGTTCTCTTGGTGATATTCTGAGCAGTGCTTTGCCTTTTATGTCTTTACTCTAAATATTAAATAATTTCTTTCTAGCAACACAACTTTTTTTAACTTTTAAAATTTTAATAAATAATTAATATATTAAGATTAATATATTATAAATAATATCTTAGTATATTATAAAAAGTTATATATTAGAAAAATGGCAACTGAAGAAATCAATAAACGCATTTTTAGATTACGTAAGGGCGATAAGATAAGTCACGAAATAGACGGGGGCAAATTGGATGAATTACAAAAGGAATTTGCAAAAATGTCATCTAAGCAGAATAAACCACTTTCAACTCAATCTATTAAATCGTATTCTAGTAAGATTAACAGAATTGCCTTGATGTTTGGCAAACCTTATGAAGATTATAATTTTTTATTAGATGCTGACACGATAATAAATAAAATCAAAAAAAGTGATTTGAAGAGTAAAAAGGATTACCTTAGTGCAGTGTCTAAACTATTGAGATTTAAAAAGGTTGATGATAAAATTTTAAATAAATATGCAACTAGTATGACTGAAGAAAAAAATAGTGAAACAAAACAAAGAGGCGATAATATTGCAAAAAATGAAGATATTGAAAAAACAAATAATATGAGTTTGAAGGACATCCAGAATAAAATCAAAAATTATAGTATTCTAGATAATGGAAAAATTGATGATGAAAAATTAATAAATAAACTATTAGTATCATTCTATTTTATGAATTTCAACTCTCAAGGATTACCTAATTTTGTACCTAGAAATGATTTATTAGATTTCAAATTAATAAATTCTAACAAAACTAAAAAACAAATACCTAGTGAATTCAACTATATTGTAATGGATAATACTGCACCAACTAAGATAATAATGCAGAATTACAAAACAAAAAATATTTATGGTAAGCAAACCTTTGCAATTTCAAAAGAATTAAGCCAAATATTACAACAATATATACAAGAATATAAAAAACAAAATGGTGATTACTTATTCGTAGATAGAAATAATAAACCGTTTAAGGCATCAAACTTTACTAATCTAATTAATAATGGTATGAAGGCAGTGATAGGAAAACCTATTGGGATTGATTTAGCCCGCCAAATAATATTATCTAATGTATACCACGCTAATCCATTAATGACTATCAATCAGAAAAACGAAGTTGCACGTGCATTTTTACATTCTAGTAGTATGGCGCAAGAATATGTGCGTGGGGATTTAATACCTGATAAAGATAAATAATTTCATTCTAGCTAGTTTTTTAAATATTTGTTTTCAATTTTTTTTAATATTTCTTTTTTCCATTCTACAATATCTGAATCTTCAATAGTTTCAATTTGTTCATTTAAAGCTCTAATAATTGTTCGTACTCTTGAATTGCATAATTTATGCTCATTATAACATTCATAACAATTACAAAGAACAATATTTAAATGTTGGTTTATTATATCGTCATCAATAGGTGGAAGCATTCTATTAGAAATAATTTATAAATAATTTATTATTTGTTTTATTATATATTTAGATAATATTTTTTTATATATTAACTTATTAATATATTAGAATTAGTATATTAGAATTAGTATATTAGGCTATATATTAGGGGTTTATATCGTGATATAATATTATATCTCAATTAAAAATGTATAATATACTACTAATATACTAATTCTAATATACTAAATCTATATATTAACTTATTAATATATACTAGAACAATTATAAAATGTGTTTTTTGTTTTTGTTGTTCTCTTTGATTTACTAAACTTAACTTATTGTTTGTTTGTTTGTTTATTCTTTTATTATTATATTTTAAAAAGTCCTAATTGTTAGTCTTATTAGTCTTAATTCTTATTTTTTTTTATAAGTTAAAATAATAAAAATAAATAATATAGAATACAACATTTAGAAATAATTTAGTTTTAAGACTAATAAGACTAACAATAAATTAAATTTATTATTTTGGTATTTTTAAACTTCCATTAGTTTTTATTATATCATCCATCATATCATTTAATTCTAATTGTTGTAGTTTCTTTTTACTATCTACTTTATTCAATATTCCAGATACAACCTTATTATTATCAAGATCTTTGATATAGTACCAACCTTTTTGAAACTCTATAATTATATATTTAGCCATTTATTATTTATTTAGATTATAAATAATTCTTTCTTAGTAATAATGGTGTTTCTGGTTTAGGAATCTGAATAGGTTCGCTAGCTTTTAATATAGCAGGGCTAGGTGGTCTGCTTACGCTTTCAATCATATTACCATAATTGAAATGTTCTTCTGGTGTTTTTAATACTGGTGTGTGACTCTCTGTGGTTCGTACTACTATTTCTCCGTTTCTACACGAACTTGTTTTAATTGAGTGTAAAACCGCCACAATTAATGCGCTGCATCCCGTAATTATTGCAACAATAGCTACTGAATCAATCATTTTATTCTTTATTTAATTTTTCCTTCTCTTCTTTAATCTTGATTAATCTTAATATTTTAGTTTC